GCCGGCGCTTTAGGTACTGTTGCGTCATCACTGATTGGCGGCATTGGTGCTGCACTGGCATTTGGCGGCGTCGCCCAACTACTTACCCCCACACCCAAGATCAACGACCCAGCAGCACCGAAGGCGTCGGATGATGCTGACCCGCGCAAGAACTACAGCTTCAGCGGCATCCAAAACGTAAGTCGACAAGGCGTGCCGGTCCCCGTGGTCTATGGCCTCACCACCGTGGGCTCTGTCGTCATCTCGGCTGGTATTGACACCATATGAGCAGGTTGATCGCTGGTAGTGGTGGCAACGCTCTGCCGCAAACAGCGGCGCAGATCGTGCAACGCCGCGAGCCATACGTCGAGCGCGATTCGTTACAGTCCAATCAATACGTCCAGATCGTTGATCTGCTCAGCGAAGGCGAGATCGGCGGCATCGTCGGCGGCGACAAGGGTATCTTTCTCGATGACACGCCGCTGCAAAATGCAGATGGCAGCTACAACTTCTCAGGTGTCACGGTTGAAACGCGCAACGGCACCCAGGCGCAAACGCATATCCCGGCAGCATCGCTGATCGAAACGCAATCATCCGTCAGCGTCGAAGTAGTGCAGGCCACGCCGGTGGTGCGCACCATCACCGCCGCTGACACCAACGCCACGCGCATTACCATCTCGGTGCCGCGCCTGCAGTCCACCAACCAAGACGGCGACGTGGCAGGCGCCTCGGTTGAGATCGCCATTGATGTGCAGTACAACGGCGGCGGCTACACCAGAGTTGTCACTGACACCATCTCAGGCCGCAGCGTCAACGGCTATCAACGCGACTACCTAGTCCAGCTCACCGGCGCCTTTCCGGTAGACATCAAGGTGACACGGCTCACCTATGACAGCAACCCGGCGCCTAGCCCTGACGCCTACTGGTTCTACGAAGGCCGCACCTACTGGACCTCGTATTCAGAAATCACCTACGCCAAGCTGCGCTACCCCAACTCGGCGCTGGTATCGCTGAAGATCAACGCTGAGCAGTTCAGCAACATCCCAACCCGCAGCTACTTAGTGCGTGGCATCAAAGTACGCATCCCAGACAATGCGACCGTCGATAGCGAAACCGGCCGGTTGATCTACTCCGGCGTTTGGGGCGGCACCTTCGCAGCTGCGCAATGGACGACCTGCCCTTGTTGGTGCCTGTACGACCTACTTACCAGCACTCGCTACGGGTTCGGCGATCACATTGATGCAGCACAGCTCGATAAGTTCGCTTTCTACGCTGCATCGGTTTACGCCAATGAGCAGGTACCAGATGGCTTCGGCGGCTTAGAGGCTCGCTTCTCCTGTAATGCCAATATCCAAACGCTGGAAGAGGCCTACAAGCTGATTAATGATATGTGCTCAGTGTTCCGCGCTATGCCGTATTGGTCGGCAGGTGCAGTCACTGTTGCACAGGACAAGCCCGCCGATCCGGCCTATCTGTTTACGCTGGCGAACGTCACACCAGCCGGCTTTAGCTATAGCAGCTCCAGCCTTAAGGCGCGGCCTACTGTTGCCATCGTGTCATACCTCGACCTTGATCTCCGCGACACCGCTAAGGAAGTCGTAGAGGATCAATCCGCCATCGCAAAGTATGGCGTCATCACCACTGAACTCTCGGCGTTCGCCTGCACATCACGCGGCCAAGCGCGACGTGCGGGTGAGTGGCTTCTGTACTCGGAATGGAATGAAGGCGAGGTGGTCAGCTTCTCCACAAGCGTAGACAGCGGCGTAGTGGTGCGCCCCGGCATGATCATCAGCATTGCCGATCCGGTCAAGGCAGGCGCACGGCGCGGCGGACGCATCGCAGCAGCAACGCTCTACAACATCACCGTTGACGATGCCACCAACCTGCCCGCATCAGGCGGCACCTTGTCAGTCATGATGCCCGATGGCACGGTCCAGACTCGCGCCGTCGGTACTCGCGTTGGTGTGCTGATCCCTGTGCTCACACCGTTCTCCACCACGCCAAACGTCAACAGCATCTGGGTGTACGAAACGCCCGACATCGAGGCCTCCACCTGGCGCGTGCTGTCCATCACCGAAGAGGACGGCATCAGCTACAGCATCAGCGCCATTGCGCACAATGCCGGCAAATACGACTACATCGAGCGTGATATACCGCTCCAGCCAAGAGACATCACCAACCTGAACGAGATCCCGGCAGCTCCCGCCAACCTCAACGCGCAGGAGCTGATCTACGAAGATCGCGGCATGGCCAAGGTGAAGCTGCTGGTCAGCTGGAGCCCTGTTGTTGGCGTGTCGCAGTACCGCGCCCGCTGGCGTTACACCGACAGCAACTGGACGACACTGACGATTGATGCACCTGACTTTGAGATCCTCGACGTGATCCCCGGCACCTATGAAGTGCAGGTGTTCAGCCTTAGTGCCGCCAGCTTGCTGCCATCCACTACTGCTGCGCTGCTGACCAAACAGACCTTCGGCAAGACTGCGTTACCTGCCACGGTGGCTGGCTTATCGCTGATCCCGATTGACGAAGCCAGCGCTGTGCTCAGCTGGACCCGCAGCACCGAGCTAGACGTACTGCTGGGCGGCAAGGTGATCATCCGTCACTCAGTCGATAGCGTCATTGCAACCTGGGAAGAATCAAACGACATCGTTTCCGCTGCAGCCGGCAGCCAAACGCAAAAGCAGGTGCCGCTGCTGGAGGGCACCTATCTGGTGAAGTTTGAGGATGACGGCGGCCGTCGCTCGCTCGACGCCGCCACCGTCGTCGTAGACCTGCCCACGCCACAACCGCGTTACCTGCTGCAGACCTATGCCGAGGAAAGCGAAACGCCGCCGTTTAGCGGCAACGTGGATGAAATGGTGTTTGCCACCGACATCACTGAACTTGGCGGCGCCGTTGGCCTAGTGCTCACCGGCGGCACGCTTTGGGACGACCTCGCTACTGGTGGCGACTTTGACGCACTGACCACGATTGATGACGTGGGCAACATCAGCGCATCGGGCTCCTACGAGTTCGGCAGCACCTATGCATTGCCTGCTGTGTTTGATGTGAATTTAAGGCGGCGGCTTGTCACCTTGCCTTATATCCCTGGCAGTCAACTATGGGATGACTTTGCAGATGATATAGATACATGGGACTATGTAGACGGCACCGGTGGCGATCGTGTCAACGCTGCTGTTTACGTCCGCACAACGCAAGATGACCCGACTGGTACGCCAACCTGGGGCGAGTGGCGTGAGTTTGCCAATGCCATCGTGCGCGGCCGTGGCCTGCAGTTCAAGACCATCGCAACCACAACCGACCCAGCGCAGAACATAATGATCACCGAACTCGGCGCCGATCTGGAATTGCAGCAGCGAGTGGAGCAGTCCGCAGTGTTAGCTAGTGGCGCTGGTACATACGCTGCAACATTTACAGATGCGTTTTTTCAAACGCCTTCGATCGGCATCACGGCATACGACATGGCAACCGGCGATTACTTCGCCATCACGGGCGACAGCCGTACAGGGTTTAGCATAGTGTTCAGAAACAGTGCCGGTGCCGCCGTGAGTCGTCAGTTCACCTATGCAGCCGTGGGTTACGGCAGGGAGGTTTGACCCATGGCGCAACATGACTACGTGATTGCCAATGCCAGCGGCCTGGCAGTAAGGCAAGACATCAACAACGCCCTAGCGGCAGTTGTCAGCAACAACAGCGGCTCATCAGCACCCAGCACCACCTACGCCTATATGTGGTGGCCGGATACCACCACCGGCCTGCTGAAGCAACGCAACGCGGCTAACTCGGCGTGGATCACGGTAGGCACCCTGGGCAGCGCCAACCTCGGGCTGCTGCCCACCTCAGGCGGCACGCTGACCGGTGCGTTGCTGGCTGATGACAGTGGCACCGCAGCACTGCCAGCCGTGGCCTTTGATGGCGATGCCGATACAGGTATCTACCGCAAGGCAGCTAATGAGGTTGGCGTCGCAACCGCTGGCATCCTGCGGGCATGGTTTGATTCAGCTGGCGTCAACCTTGACGCGCAAGGTGATACCCGCTATTGGGATAGTGACAGCAGCAACTACGTTGCATTTCAAGCACCTGCAACGGTTGCGTCTAATGTCACCTGGACTTTGCCGAGTGCTGATGGCACAAATGGCCAAGCACTGATCACCAACGGCAGTGGCGTGCTGAGCTTTGGCGGTGTGCAGATGACGCTCTCCACCGCAGTTAATACCACCAGCGGCACTGCGATCGACTTCACTGGGATCCCAAGTTGGGTGAAGAAAATCACTGTGATGTTTAATGTTGTTAGCACCAATGGGTCAAGCCCACCTCAAGTGCAACTGGGAGACTCAGGCGGAATAGAAACAACTGGATATTCTGGCTCTAATACAATCGCAGCGTCAGGCGTTGTAACGGCTACCTTTACCAGTGGTTTTGGGCTGGGTGTCAACACGGCTCAATGGTCGTCGTCCGCTGTTGTAAGTGGAAGTGTTGTGCTGACATTATTAGACGCAGCTACTAATAAATGGACAGCCTTCGGTGTATTAGGCGGATCCGATGCAGCTGTTTCATGGCTTACCTCAGGATCTAAATCTCTCTCCGGCACCCTTGACCGCCTGCGCCTCACCACCGCGAACGGCACCGATACCTTCGACGCCGGTAGCGTCAACATCCTGTACGAGGGCTGAGCCATGCACCGTATTGAAGTCAACGTCCTGACCGGCGAGCAGCAAATCATTAAGCTGACGCCCGAAGAAGTTGCAGAGCTAGAAACACAAGCTCAGCCTGATCCAGCGCCGCAACTTGCGCCAACGGCAGCTGAAAAGCTGCAGCAGCTGGGCCTCACCGTTGACGACCTGAAGGAGCTGCTGGGACTCTGATGGCCAACGTCAAGATCACCGACCTCACCGCTTACACCGACGCCGCCAGCACAGACGTGCTGCCGATCGTTGATGTCGCCAACAACGTCACCAAAAAAATCAGCATCAGCGACATCCTGAAGGCTACACCTGCAGGCACCGCTGCCCTGCCCGCCATCGCCATCGACGGCGACCCGAATACGGGCATCTGGTCACCAGCAGCCGATACCTTGGCCGTCAGCACAGGCGGCACGGAGAGGGTCCGCCTCGATAGCTCCGGCAGGCTGTTGGTGGGTACGTCTAGTGCAACTACCAACGGTGGCGTCCTTCAAGTCTCCAACGGTATTACGTTTCCCGCTACGCAATCGGCGTGCAGTGATGCGAACACGCTGGATGATTATGAAGAAGGAACCTGGACGCCAACCTTTTCGTCTGCTAGCGCAACTTTTAGTTACAGCTACCAAAGCGGAAGATACACCAAAATTGGAAACACAGTGCACCTGTACGCATACATTCAGGCAAGTGCTTCTGGCACTCTGACCAATGCTATCAGCATTTCTTCTCTGCCCTTTACGCCAAATGCGGGTGTGACTGCTTACAGCGCAATCTCTTTAGACAGTAATTCTGGCGCAAACCATGTTGCTGGTTATGTGAATCCTGCTGCCTCCATAAGTATTGACTCTGCACCTGGAACTTCTGCTACGCCCAGCTTTTTGGGGATGACCGGTAGTCGATGGGTAATGCTAGGAGGCTCTTATCAGACGTAATCAGTAGCCCGCAACGGCTCAAAACTACGCCTAAACCTGTTTAGTTCGGAGGAACTTCCCTAATGGCACAATTTACAGAACGCTCTGAGCATCGGCTTGAAATCATCCCGCCTTTCAGCATCATCCAGTGCCGCCGTGCGGACATCATCGAGAAGGATGGCGTTGAAGTTGGCAAGACCTACCACCGCCACACCCGCTGTCCCGGTGAAAACGTGAGCGACGACTGCGCTGAACTGCAAGCAGTGGCTGCTTCACTCTGGACGCCTGAAGTGGTCGCTGCGTACCAAGCGCACCTGGCTGAGCAAGCCGCTAACCGTCCTGGCCAGTAGACCTACTCAATGGTCAAGAGGGCTCGGTGATTACTCGCTGAGCTCCACAAGACACCTTCACCACCCACCGCAGCAGCAATTCTGCCAAGCACGCAAACAAACCTTGCGTGATCGCATCTTTGAGCCTGCCCCTACCGCATCCGACAAGGCCCTGCGAGAATACCTTCAGCAGCAGTTGCGCGATGGCCGTTAAATCCAAGCAGGGCACCGCCCGCGTCGAGCACCAGCCCGGCAAGCCGAAGCTAACCCGGCAAGGGCAGAGCCAGCACAGCAAGCCAAACCACAACCGCAAGCAGTGGCGCGGTCAAGGCCGTGGATGAGGCCACTCGGCAGAAGTGGCTGAAGATCAAGGCTGCTCTAGAGGCAGCTGGCAAGACCGACTGCCACTATTACCGATTGGCGGTGGCAGCGCTCGCTAACGTGTAGTCATGGCGATTGCACCCGGCACCTACTCCCCGACGATCCAGCGGCGTGCCGATTACGTGCTGCCGCTGGAGTTCAAGGACAGCACCGACGCGGCCATCAACCTGACCGGCTGGACCGTACTGGCGCAGGTATGGAATCAAGCCCGCACCACCAAATACTGCGACTTCACCACCACCTACACCAACCGCGCAGCCGGCAGCGTCAGCATTGCACTCACCTACACGCAAACATCCACCTTGCCGGATGAGTGCTATTACGACGTGATGCTGATCGACGGCAGCGGTCTGCGTGAGTATTACCTAGAGGGGATCCTCTACGTCAGCGAGGGATATACAGCGCCATGACGACCGTCAGCCTCACCACTGTTCGCAACACCGTCGAGGTGGTTGAAGGCGCGGTTACGACCGTGCGGATCACCACTGCTGGCCCGCAAGGTGCAACCGGCGCCACTGGTGCTACAGGCCCCGCCGGCCAAGGTGTGCCCATTGGTGGCACCACCGGCCAGGCACTTATCAAGGC